TGCTAATGCTGGCGCAAGTGTTTTAGGAGGTTAATGTGGGCGAGTCAAGCTTGTGGGATAGTATATTAAAGAAACTTGGAAGTCAGGCTAGTAACTTTGGTAATAAACTAGCAAATCCAACTGATGCTTTTAATCAATACATGCAACAACAACCACAACAAGGTGGTCAACAACAAGGAGGGCAACAACAAGGAGGAGGAAACTGGCAGAAGTTTGCACAACCAATAGATACTTCAGCTGGGTTGGCTTCTGCACAACCTTCTAATCCTATGTATGGTCAAATGATGCAACAGGTTATGCAACAACAACAGCCTCAACAACAAAGACAACCAATGACTTCTGTCGGTGTAGCACAGCTTCCACAGACAGGTATTCCACAAGCTACTATGCCTCAAATGCCTGGTGCTATTCATCCAAACGAAGATATGATGTCATTATTTAGAAGATTAATGGGGGGTGCGTAGTGGCATTTAATATTGTTGATATGTTAAGAGGAGATATTGTCCAGCGACAACAACCTCAACAAAATTCAAGCTCAGGTCTTGGTGAGATGCTTTCATACTTAATGCAAAGTGCTAACCAACCTGTTGCAAGATTATCTGAACAAGGACAATCATGGAGTCCTGCAAGTCTTAGTGAGTTAGCTCAAGTTTCTGCTAATAGACGACAAGAAAAGCAACAGGAAGATTCTTTTGCAAAGTTGCAGGAGTTAATTGGTACTAAAGGCACACCAGGTAATAATATTCCAATACCATTTAGAGGAGCTGTATTGCCAACTAAAGGAACTGGTCTTAGAGGAGGTGGAAGTTTAGAAGATTTTGCTATTGGTCTTGCTGGTCTTCCTGATAAAGCTTTAGCATCTCAAGGTTTTGATATGATAACTAACTTGTCAAAACCAACTCCACAACCTGCTCTACATTCTATGGGTGTTCCTAATAAACCTGGTTGGAAAGTTAATTTCTATCTTGATGCTAATAATCAACCTGTACCAGTTGGCGAACCGTACAAAGCAGATGGTGGTATTAATATCAATACAGGTGCTACTGGTGCTATGGGTAATATATTAACACCAGAGCAAAACAAAGCTATTAGAATACATGAAAAAGATGTTGCGCAAGTAGATCCATCTGGCAAAATAAGCATTATAAAACCTGCTCCTGCACCAGTTGAATTAAAAGATTGGCAAAGAAAAGATTTAGACTTTGCTACAAGAATGATAAAAGCAGATAAAGTTTTATCTCAAGTTGGTACTAATTACAGCCCAGCAGCTGTAAAAGCTGCAAGATTTTTAGAAAATGTGCCATTTGTAGATGATTTAGCTTATGCTAATTTAGATACAAACGATCAAAAGGTTTTGCAAGCTCAACTCCAACTTCTTAATTCTGTATTAAGACCTGAATCTGGAGCTGTTATTGGGGATACTGAATTTTCAACTGGAGAAAGACAATATTTTCCAAGACCAAATGATCCACAGGAATTATTAGATCAAAAGGCTGCAGCAAGAAAAACTGCAATAGAAGGATTATTGCTTGGAATACCTCCAGAGTTTTATCCAAAAGATTATAGTACTAAGATGGAAGCAGAAAGAAGAACAACACCAGATGGAAGGGTTCTTATTAAATATAGTGACGGCTCTATAGAGGAGGCAAAATGAGTTTAGAAGATGAATGGAATAAAGCTAAACCTATTGATACATTTGACGCACGTCTTATTCAAGAAGGAATTGATCCTGCTTCACATAAAGGGGCAACGTTAAAAGCTATTTATAGTCAAGAATCATCTAGCGGAAAAAATACAAATACCTCTAATGCTGGAGCTGTTGGTGGTATGCAGATAATGCCAAATACATTTAATTCAGTTGCTAATAAAGAATGGGACATTAATAATCCTGAGCATAGCACAAGGGCTGGAATACGTTATGGCTCCCAACTATATGATGCTAATAGTGGCGATGCAAACAAGACAGCTATTGGATATTATGGTGGGCAAAATGCAATAAATAAAGCAGAACAAGGAATAGCTGTATCAGACCCAAGAAATCCAAATGCTCCTAATACAATAGAATATGCCAATAGCATTACTAATAAAATGAATAATGCAGAACAAGATAATTTAAAAAAATTATGGGATTCTTCATCAGAAATTAAATCTACTGCACAAGAAAACAAACCTAAATCATCTATGTTTGGGCTTGGTGGACGGGCTATGTTAGAAGGTGTCGCTGGAGTTCCTGCTGGTATTTATAATGCAGTTAGTGCTTTAGGCAATATTGGTATGCCTGAAAATAGACCTACAACCCCCTTAACACCACCAGAAAGTATAAATACTCAACAGTATGGCACTAAGTTAGCTGATTATTTAGGATTGCCACAACCTACTAATGAGCAAGCAATTCCAATGGAAGTTGCAAGAACTATATCTGGATTTGCTGTTCCATTAGGAATGTTAAGTAAAATTAAGTCCATTCCATCAATGGCAGCTACAATGATTGGGTCTAATGCTCCAAAAGCAACTGCAATCACTGCTGGTTTATCCAAATATGCTACTGAAAAGGCAAAAGAAAAAGGACTGCCAGAATGGGAGCAAAGTCTTTTTGGAATGTTGACTGGACTTGGAGCTGGTAGTGTATTAGGAATGGCTGCTCCAACATCAAGAGCAGTATTAAGAACAGGACAAAGTAGTTTTGGCACATTAGAACCATTAGCAGGAAGATTGTTAAATCGTCAAGCTGGTGCAGAAGCTGGTACTGTTGCTAACTTATTAGAAAAAGGAGAAATACCAGGAGTTAAGCCTTTTGGCACTGGTCAATATAATGCTCAAGGAGAATATATTGGTCAATCGCCTTTAGCATTTAAACCAAAAACATCAGATATCGCTGGCAATGCTGGTATATCTGCACTTGCAAGGTTTGTTGAAAATGATCCTAATTCATCAACAATATTAAGTGAGCGTTTATTTAACAATGCCAAGTCATTAAAAGATTATGTTAATAGAACTATTGGTTCTGATGCAAGCATAACTAAAAAACAAGATTATCTATATGATGTTGTTAATACAGTTTCTAAACCTATGAGAGATAGAAACTTACCGACTAATATTGATAATGTAACAAATTCTATTGATAACGCATTGCTTAAGAACAAAGGAAATCCAGCTATTGAAGGTGCATTACAAAGTATTAAAGAGAAAATACCTCAAGGCGATGTTGGGTTTAATGAAGTTTATAATTTTAAACAGTATATTGATGATGCTTTGCGTGGCAAATATGATGATCCTGCTTCAATGCAAATTGCAAAATCAGGAACAGCTTTGAATAATGTAAAAACAGAACTAGCAAAATCATTAACAAATACTGAATCAGAATTTGGTAAATTTTTAAAAACACAAGCTATTGGTGTAAGACAACTTAATCAATCTAAACAAGCTGAAAAAATGATTAACCAAGCAACTAATAAAACACCAATTATTAGTAATAGAACAGGTATTCAAGAGGAAGTATTCCCATTGTCCGCTGCTAACTTAAGAACTCAAATTCTTAATGAAAAAGCAATGAGTAAGTTATCACCTAATCAGCAAGCTATTTTTGAAAATGCACAAAGAGCAGCAACATCAGGGACAAGAGGAAGCATGGGAATGGCTAGAGGGTCAAATACTATGCAAAACCTTAAAATGAATGAATTAATTTCTGATGATGTTACTAGAGCATTACTTGGTTCTGATGTTAAAGATCAACCTGGAATCTTATCTAATATTTTACGTCCAGTAACAAGAGGCTTATCAAATGTTACTGGTAGAACTGGTGAGATTGCTGACATATTAGCTAAAGCAGAACTAGACCCTGCATATGCAGCTATGTTGATGCGAAAGTATAAATTATCTCCAGCTACTGATATGAAATCGGCTGCTGGTCGTAATGCTCTGTATGGCGCATTAACACAATATCAAAATAAATAAGGAAAACAAATAATGCCATCAAAATCAAAAGCACAAGAAAAGTTAATGCAAGCAGCGGCACATAATCCTAAGTTTGCAAAGAAAGTAAAGATACCAGTTGATGTTGCTCAAGAGTTTGTTAAAGCTGATAAGGCTAAAAGGAAAAAATAGTTTGCGCTCTGTAGCTTGGGAGTTGTTTAACCAACTCCCTTTTTTATTAACGTCTGAACTGTCCATCAAGTAATATCATTTGTGTTTGCAGAGCATTTGTTCTTTCTTGACGTATTTGCCACTCTTGGTTAAGTTCGTTTACATAAGCATTATAATCCGCATGTTGACGTTGTTGGCGTAACTCGTTAGTTATCCTGCTTGTTCTTGCTTCTTCTGCTAACTGATAGCCAGTATCATCATCACAAGCAAACACTATAGTTGGAATTAGTAATAGCATTAATATTATGTTTTTCATTTCTTTTCCTCCTTCTTTTTATCACCAAATATACGATCCCAATTTTCATCAAACTTTTTCCTATCAGAAATAGGACGTGGTGCTGAACCTTTGCTCATTGCTTATTCTCCAGTTGTTTTTCTGCCCATCTAACGCCATCTTCAAAACCTTCTTCCCATTCTTCAGAATAGTATTCCTCGCTAATAGCTGACGATCTTAATGAAGATACGTATTCTTCTATTTCTTTTTCATTTATCATTCATTACCTCCAGTACATGCTGTGCATGGCTTTAGTAGCCCTTAAACTATGTGGAATATACTCAAATTTATAGTTATTACATTCTCTTTTAGCTTCTAAAAACCATGCTATACGACACCACTTATTTTTAATTTTCATCATCTACTCCAATACCGTGATGATTTTCAGCGAACATAACTCCATCCATAAATCCATCTCTATATTCAAAACTTCCAGTTATAGAACGATCTAATATGTCATCATGATTTATACGCTCACGTTTTTGCGTTGACCATTTTTCTTTTAACATGGCGTTTTCTGTTGTTAATCTAGCAACTTGATCTAGCAAGTATTGGATGTTATCTTGCTCAGGTTGGGCTAGGAATGTTTCAATGTCTTTGTATAGTCTGTGGCTAATGAAAAAATCACCATCATCATCTCCAGATATAACTCTTTTAAGCAGCTCTCTCTCTCTCTCTCAATGCCCATAGTAATTGTCTCTAAAATCTATAAAAAGGTCACATTCCATTTGTTTTAGTTCTTTCTTGAAGTCACCATGCCACATGTAATCTTTAGTATCTACCTCAATGCTAAGGTATCTGGAACAGTTTTCTTTCTTTTCGCAGTTGCTTCCTAAGCAACGTGCATTTTCATTCGGCAGTGGATATCTTATTTTCATTTATTTCTCCTAATATTAGTCAATATATATAAAGGGACTAATAATATATTTACAGTTATTATCACTAAGCAAAACAATCCTAACATCAATACTTCAAGTATCCGCATCCTTATAGTCTCCTAATTCAATATAATCTCCAACAAAAGGAACGTTTGTGCCTATTGCCTTACGGTAGTAATCCTGTAATACCATTCCTTCCCATCCGTCATGCCAATGTTTTGGTACATCTTTTGACTCTTGTTTTACTGTCGATAATGTACTTACTGCTGCACCGGTAACTTTAGCAATACTTGACAAAGTGTATCCTTTACTGTATAATACTTGAAGCATTAAAGCGTAGTCAACGTCTCGGGCCATGGCGTCTTAACTCATTACAATATAGTTCAATCTCTTTATTTTTGTGCATAAACTCAACAATCTGAACCGCCATTCCCGTGAGTCTAATTAGTTTTGGTTTTTTTATAAATGCGCATGATTCTCTGGCATAAGGTAACCACTCCATAATTTCTTTTCTATTAAATAACATTGTTCCGTCAATATATGTCGCTATATGTTTTGGTGCACTGTATTTTTTATCTTTTAATACTTTATCAAGAACTAATGCTGTAACACCTATTAACCCCATTATCTCTTTTTTTGTTATATTGTTTTGACTTACTGTAACTACAATATTCAATTTTTTAGCTCTTTTTTGTGCTTTAACACGCTCATTGATATATTTCTTATTTTTGTGATAATATTCAAGCATTCGAAGTCTTTGTTTTTCTTTACGTTCTTCCTCTAATGTCATTGAAACCATGCCTCCAAAACTAACACAACTCCTGCGGTTAATAAACACCAAATTTGTATTTCTTGGTGTTTAGTAAATCGATGTATGGGTTTGTTTTTATAATCTTTCATATTATCCTCAAAAAAAATGCCCTACAGAAGTAGGGCGAGTGGTTGCCCTTCGAGCGATTATTTAATTTGGTGTTACAAAAGATGTAACGTTACTTGGAAGTTCAAGAACTTGGTAAATCTGTTCTTCACCTTTTATATTTTTTTGAATGATGAAGCTGCCTGATCTGGTTTTGTGGATTACGCTAGATTTATCGTTATTGGTGTATGTTGCGCCAATAAAACCACCTAATGTAAAAGCAGATAGGATTAATATAATTGCTGTTTTGTTGTTCATGTCGTTATCTTTATAGTTGTAGTTGTTTTGAATATGTTGGTTATATAGAATTAAATTTAACCATGTGGTTTTTGTGTGCATTTCTTGAACTAAAAGCAAAAACACCAAAACTATCTGCATTTAATTCAACAATATGACAAAACTTGCCAAGTTTTTTTAAAACTTTAGCATTAGGTATAATTGCAAAAATGTTTGTTTTCATCTGATTTACCTATAGTTAATGCCTCGTCCTTGAGGCTGTGGTTATTATTTAATTTTTACAAGAACTCGGTTATGTAGGCATTGAATATATCCCCCAGCCAATATTACTTGTATTTCAATTCTTTTTTTACCAGCATCAGTTTGAAAAAACCATGTTCCTTCAAATCCACCTTGCTTATACTGTTCAACTCCATCAATAATCTCTTTAACTCCTGCATCAGTGAGTTTTTTAGAGATTTTAGCATTACGTTCAGATACTTTCTTTTTGTGATCTTTGTTTAAAATTTCAATTAAATCTTTATCGCACCACTCTAAAAGTTTGTACCAACCTTTACCACCGCATGATGCCCAAACTTCAGGATAATTGAAACTTCCTCTAACTTGTTTATCTATACTATTACGTCTTGATTGCCTTCTTGTTGGTATGCTAGCAATAACGCTCTCAATTTCTTTATCATCAAATTCTTTTAAAATTGATTCTATCTTTTTTGTAAATGTATTCATTGTCGTATTCTCGTTTTCGTTAGTGTTGAGACTATTATTTCATAAATATTTACATTTGTAAACATAATTTTCAACATTAATTTCATTTATTTTTAAAATATAGTCATCAGAAGGATGAACATTTAAATTATTAAATGATTTTATTAACCCTAACTCTAACATTGCCTTTTGACGACCAAACGGGTGATTTTTAATTTTAGAACTATTCCATGTAGAATCTCGACAAATATGGTCATAATCTTTACCTGGTTTAATATAATTCTCAATCCATCTAATACTATCGCACATGACGTCTTCTACATCATAGGGAATGCCTCCTGTGTCTTCACAGGCTTTCTCTGTCACTAAATCTAAAAAGTCTTGTTCATTCATCTTCCCTTTAGGTTTTGCCATGTATTTAATACATTCACGAGCATTAGTACCGTAAAAAAATAAAGATTCTGAATTTATTAAGTCTGGATAAAAATCAGCAACATCTGCTAAAAATGCCGCATATTGAAATTTAAACGCCCTTAATCCTTGATCTTTATTCCAGTTTACTAGAAAATCCATTGCATCCCTAAATGACGTAACAGGAACTAACCATTTATAAAAATCATTAATAAGTTTAGGAGCATATTCACATAAAAAATAATCGCCACCTCTTTTATATGAACTAGTAGGCTTTGGGAAAGCTGGAAATTGATAACCAACAGACGTATACATAGCGCCTTTATATTGACATACTTTAGATACCATTTCGTCGACTGTTTCACAATCATGAAACTCAGGCAAAATAGTATTATGGTAACCACTAGGATTTTTTGCGTAGTTAATACCAGATCCTGTAACTCTATGCACCATGAACACGTACAACCATTCTTTAATACCCCATTCTTGATTTCCAAACTTTTCACATATAGGAAGTCTAACATTATGAAGTTTTCCAAAATATGGATGATCAAGATCTAAACCGTGCCACATATCTAATAGTATTTGACTAAATCCTGCGTACTTTCTATTGACCACATCGTACAAATGAACATTCTTCATAAGATCATCATTTATTGATGATTCCGTATGAGGAATAAAACCTAAATTACATTCTTTTTGTTGAATTTTTGCCATTTCATAATATCGAAGGAACTCATCGTAATAAACCGTGGTTTCGATGTTCATCTTAAATCCTTAAAGTCATACCATTCTCTATGAGAATCAATAACCCCATTATAGGGTTTTGATATATTAGCATCACACGATACGTTCATAAATATTGACCCTGGTTTAGACTCTTTTTCAAATCTTTCCCAAGCTTTACCGTCATAAGCTACAGTTGTTGGAAAATGAGGAAGATTTTTTGCAGGTTTTAAAAAAGGAATAGTAGCAGACATCAAATCGGCCTTTCCTATCTCACCTGGTTTCATATTCCTAGCCACTACTATTCCTTTTATATTTGCGTCAGGCCACGCTATCTCAAACGCGCGTATTGCGGTTCCTGTAGAGACACTCATCCAAACTTCTGATGGATCAATATTCATGCGTGATGCTGTATAAATAAGTCCTGCTGTTACTGTAGGAACTCCTGATAATCCAAATGGTAAAAATTTTGCTCCTTTTTGTTCTGCCCATCTTTTAGCATAAATATTTAAAGTAGGCATTGCTGCAATTTTTACAAATCTAAGTTCCACATTATCAAAATTCATTAATGAGGCTTGATGATCTGATGCAACTTTAGACGCTGGACAAAAGAATATGCATTTTTTATTATACAATTTGGCAATAGTAGCTACAGCATTAGCAGCAGCTCCTGCTCTTGGCGCACAATAAACCAATACATTTTCTCTAATACTTGAAATTAAAGGTTCAGCACCATAACCTTTTAAACTAGTTGCTGATAAATCTCCTCTAAAAATATATCTATCATTCCATTTTTCAATAACAGGTTCATTAATTTTTGATTCAAAACCTGTGAGCATGCGTAAATATTGATCTTTTGTAAATAAAGCATCTTTATTTGATGTATCTTTAGTTATTTCAAACATTATCCCATCCTCCGTATCTTCTATAATGTCTTGGTGAAATATGTACAGAACTACTTAATTCCATATACTCTTTAGCATAATCTTCAGGGTCCATGGTATACCATTCCATAGGAGGTGATACCACATTGACTCCTAAATCTATAAGTGTATTTATAAATAAAAATGTCCATGCAAGTCGTTCGTGTCTTTTCCCTGTAAAAGGTTGTCCTTTATAAAATCCTGTTTGTGGTATTTTACGAGCTTCATATTCTACAGGAACAGGTGCTGCTACAGACATGTTGTTGTCAAACACAAACATAGCAAGTCTATCAGCAAGATCTACGATTGATAAATCTTTTTGACGACCTATATGATGGCGTATATCTATAGATCCTAATACTACTAAATCTGTATCTTCTGGAATAAGATTATCTTCTAATGCTCTATATAAAGTCATTCCATTATTTCTAATAATATGAGAGTTTTTAGGAGCAAATGCTGTGGCATGACTATCGCCAAATACTTTATATTTATTGTGAAAATTGGATTGTTTAAGAGTTATAGCTCTTTCTAATCTTTCCTTTAATCCTGTGATAGTGACTCCTCTTTTTCGTAACATTCCATCATAATCAGGCATATCTATATCCAAACTATAAAGTTCTCCTGGACAGTCAATCATTTCTATAATACGATCAACTAGTTCATCACTAACTCCTCCAAATAAATTTAATGTTCCTCCAAAGTTTACACCATGGTCTAAATATAAATCTCCTTTAAGACTAGTACTTTTATCAGCAATCGATACATCTAGACATTCTGCCCAATGTTGTGCCCATCCTCTGACATGGGATTTGTCAGATTTTGGAATAGGTGTAAAAGGATTAAAAATCATAATAAACTCCATTCAAGTCCTGCAGATAACCATAATTCTTTAGATCTAATATCCGAATATTCTTCTAAAAATACGATTCTTTTGCAAGAAGTATTTAATAACACTTTAATACAATGAATGCAAGGTGAAACCGTTACATATACTGTATGAATATCAAATACGTTATTACATTGTAATAAAGCATTCATTTCGGCATGAACAGCTAAACATTCATCTAATCTTGTTCCTGATGAAGCATTAGAACCTGAACATTCATTTGCTATACAATGATTTAGTCCTTTAGGAACGCCGTTATACCCTGTTGCCAATATATAACCTTTATTATTAACCAAAACACAACCGACTTTGCGTCTAACACATGTAGCTCTAGAAGCTGTTACTTTTGCAATTTCCATTGCCCATTGATCTAAATCAGGTCTCATATCCACCAACCTTGACCCGTCAGTCTTATCTCATGAAGAACATTAAATATTTCAGTTTTTGTTAACTTAGGAATAGGATCTGATGACGTATAATCATATTTTAAACAATTAATTGCTTTTTCAAAGTCTGTTTCATATAAATGAGATGATGCTGCAGTTAAGTATAAAGTTCTAGGAGTTACGTTATCTAGTTCAGAACATACTAAATGAGATAACATACTAAAATTAAATACATCGTAAGGGATTCCTAAAAATAAATCAGATGACCTCATAAATACAAAGCAATCTAATTTATTGTCTCTAATTTGAAACGTTATAGATACCGTACATGGAATATCTTTACTAGGTTTAGGATTAGGATTCCATATTGTTAATACAGCTTGTCTTGATTCTCTATCTTTTCTTAAACTCTCAATAACATAGTCAAGTTGACTTATAATTCTAGGACCATAAGCTCCTTGGAAAATAATACCGTCGTCAGAAAATTGCTTTATATTTTTATTATATGGAGCAATAGTTTCTACTTTATTATCTCCTGATAATATCCATAATGCTTCTGCTGCCATGAATTTATAAGATAATCTTCTTTCAGGGCAAATCAAAACTGGATATTTCATATTAACTTCAAATACTTGATTTACTAATTCTTTAGTATTTTGACCTCTAGGAGCTATATCTTTACCATAAGTCAAAACTTTACTTAGTTGATTATGCCATACAATGTCGATTGGATTAGCCATTATTTTGTTCCTCTAAATGTTTTACAACTAACATGGCATATCCTGCAATATCTCTCCATGAATCATCATAATTTGGATCACCGTTTAAAATCCTAGCAATCTTATGAGTTATCATATCTAATGCTTCAATATGGTAACCTTCAAGTTGTGGACTTTGACGAATAATATTTTTAAATAGTTGACACATTATCGCGTTATCAACAAAGGTTCCATATCTATTACCACGTTCTTGTAATGTTTTATCTATTTCACTCATCATCTTGCTCCAAATTATGACCTTTATATCCTGCATTGATTAAAATCTTAGAAGTAATAGGACCTATCCAACCTTCTGGTTTTATACAATCTACTTTATGACCCCTTTTTGTTATTCCTGCGACTTTTCTCATATTGGCCTCATGGACATCATTCCATAGGATTTGCCAAGGAAGTCCTAGCATATTTGCTGTTCCTAAAGCAAAATAAACTAAATCTACCAAAGCATCGGCTTGACCTGAAAGATCCTGTAGTTCACATGCTTGAATGAACTCATCTAATTCTTCTTGCATGCACTCAACTCTTTCATTTAACTTTCTTTTAGTTAAATGACTTGGTGTACTATTTGTTATTTGACCAAATTTAATTTGAAAATCCCACACATCTTTTATCATAATTTACATCCGTAAACATTAATAGGCAAAAAAATTTATTTTTTTAGTTCTAGTTCTAACAATCTTAAATTATTTTCAGTTATACTCCTTTCAGATTTACACCTCCAAATTCTAACACTCATTGGAGATACATTAAGAATCCTTGCAACATCGTTAACGCGCAAGCCGTAATCTTTCATTAGTTTTATTAATTTTTGATTTTTCATAAATGCGATTATAACTTATAAATTTACTACTGTAAACCATTTAATAATGCGTCTTGGATTGACATCTTATCTTTTAAAACTTTTATGACTTTAAAGTCTATTGTATTTTTAGCTAATAAATAATAAACATAAACTTGTCTATTTAATCCTGCTTGTTTTTGTCTAATAGGACCTATTCTTTCTATAACCTGTTGATATAATTCAAGATTCCAATTAATATCAAAAAATACTATAACATTACTACCTTCAGCTAAATTTAAACCATGTCCTGCAGACTGTGGATGAATAAATAACAATGGTATTTTACCTTCATTAAAATCGTCAATAGTTTTAGGATTACTGTCTAACGCTAATCCATGTTTAAATTTATGTTTTAATCTTTCAAGAGATGACTTAAACCAATAAACAACAATAATAGGTCTATGGCACCATTCTTCCAAAATAGAATCTAATGCTATTAATTTTTCATCATGTATTTTGTGCCAAGTTTTTTCATCATCATAAATAGCACCAGATGCAACTTGAAGGCATTTATTAGAAACTATTGCGACACTTGTAGCAGAAATAGGTAAATCTTTTATTTCAATCAACATGTTTTGCTCTAATTCTTTATATAAATTCATTGTTTTTAAATCAAGTTCTACATCTATAATAGTTACTATAGGTTCATCGACTGGCATGTAATCTTTAACATCAATAGTCAAACATACATCTTTTATTAGTTTGACGACCATATTAAAAGAATGAGGATATGGGGTTATCTTAGACCAACCGCCTGGCATTAGATGTGATGTAAAAAACCTGGAAATAAATGCGCTATAAGTTCTACCTAATCTTAAACCTTCATCTATAAAAAACAATTGACCAAATAAATCTATTAACCCTTGAGGGGCAGGAGTTCCTGTCAATTCAATAAATCTATTGGCTTTATCAATTTTATGTAAAGCCTTAGTTGATTTAGTTCCTTGTCTTGGTCTAAATCCTCTAAGTTTTGATGATTCATCCACAACTATGGTTTTAAAATTAAGGTTATCTTGTAATGATAACCATTCTAAATTTTCATAATTAATAGTATAAATATCAGCGTTTTTATTTAAAATCTGTTGTCTTTGTTTAGGACTTCCTGTAATAACATTAACTTTTAATTTAGGAAACCATTTTAAAACCTCAACTGGCCAAACGCATTTAGCAACTCTTAAAGGTGCTACAATTAATACAGGGTAGACTTCTTCATCTAGAGTTAATATATCCAATGCTGTCAATGTACTTAATGTTTTACCACCTCCCATTGACATAAATAAAGCACATCGTTTATTTTTAATAAGATGATTAACTGCTAATATTTGGTAATTGTGTAAACGAATCAATGACATAAACTTTTGCTCCTAAAGATCTTAATTTGTTTATTACAAATTGTTGTAAAGGTCTTGGTTTTTCACCTGGTGCTTTAAACTCAACAAAATAAATATCATTTGGTATAATTATTAATCGGTCAGGAAGTCCTGCCATTGATGTTAATTTAATTGCTAGACCTTTCATCTTTTTGACTTGGTTACAATAGTCTTTTTCAATTTCCGATTCTCTAACCATGAATAATACTCATTAATATAATAGTCATAATCAATATCATTAGGAAAATCAGATATGTCCATTAAAGGAACACAACCATCCGATTTTGGTACTTTATTTCCATTAGTTTTATATTGAATGTTGCCTTTACTTATTGTTGAATGATAATATCTTACGACTTTTCCAATGTATTCACCATTATAAATACCTCCTCCTTTTACAGTTCTTACTTGCAAAAATTTAGTAATATCTTTACAATTTCTAATGTAAGTTTCTCCGTTAACTCCTAATAAACTTTGTATAACAGCTTCTGCAATAATCGCATTATCAGGATTTTTAATAAGACTTGATTTAGAAAAACTACCTTTAGTTTTTACACTATTATCATATTTAATAGCCGCATAATTATTACAATTTATTCCAAAATAACGTTTATATTTAGTACATTCAAAATCAAAACCTGTTAATAATTCAAATCCTGCGATAACACGTCTAGCATCTCCTTTAACAACAATACCATCCGTATTAGCACTAACAACATTAATTCCTTGTTCTTCAAGAAGTCTTATCAATTCTAATAAGACTAATTGACCAGTAATGGTAACTTGAATCATTAGTTGAGGAGAATATAAACAAGAATATTTACTACCTAATTTTCCAAATGACCCGTTTATTGTCACTTTTAATGTTTCATTAGTGGTTTTATCACCCACACGCTTGGCAATAAGTCTTTTATCAATCAATTGTTGGTAATGGTGTAAAAATATAGGACCTAAACCTTCAGGGTATAAACCTAATGCCATAATTAACGAAGGATAAAATGAAGCTACATCCCAATCTTCAACATCAATATAATCAATATTTTTTTCTTGAGAATGTAAACCTCCTATTCCCATTTTATAAACAGTGTTACCAATTTTAATGGTCTGTTTCATCTCTTTAGGAAGAGCAATAGAACCTGAATCTGTTACAATAAATTCTGAATCTTTAACAAAATCAAGACATGGTAACCAGTCAACAGGATTATATTTATAGACAGTTCCAGGGCTTATTATAGGAATAGAATAGTCAGGAATCATTTCTCTGAATACGTATTCTGCAATTTGAGCATCTGATTTAGAAATCATTGAGGTTTTATAACTCATACTATCTCTAAGATCAATTTTATCTTTTACTTGATTGTATAGTTCTTGAGTAATTTTAAGATCGTTTAAATTATATGATTCAATTGCAGAAACGTCGCCTGTCCATTCTAATTCATGCATTGTTTTAAAATGCATGCGTCCTGCGTAAAGTTTTAAACTTATTTTTAAACCAGGAGCTATTTGTATTAAATCGATATGGTCGTATTTACCTTTTGGCCAAATCTTTTCTCCTGATATTATTTTATTAGACAATTCATTTAATTTTTCTAAACTGACACCTTGAATAACAGCTTCAAGTATAGGTAAATCATAGTTTTGAGAGTTGTAGCCAATAATACGTCTTGTAGTCAATAATCTTTTGATTTGGGATTTATCCTCCAAACCATATTTTCTATAAACACCTTGTTCATTCATAAATCCTACTAAAAATAAACTTGGTATTAATTCAACATCAAAAAATAAATTCATAATTAAAAAGGGAGCTTTCGCTCCCTTAAATCCTTAAAGATCGTCATCCAAATCATCAAAATCATCAACACTTGCCGTTGAAACACCTCCTAAAGGACTATCATCTCCTGCAAATTGAACTCCTAATAATGAAGCTGATATTCCTTTACTCACGTTATCATAAGCAAAAAATCTAATTTTTGCATTAACTCTGCAACCTGCGTAAATAACTCCATCTTCTTCTGTTAATGAAATACGTTTTTTATCAACAACTAAAGGTCTTGATTTATTACTTGCAGAAATAGCAATTTTGCCTTCATATACGTTATCATCAGGACGGATTTTGTCACCATCTTTAACAGCTTTATTTCTATTATCAAAAGAATCTAACATTTTTTGACCTTTATTAGGCCATTTTGCTTCAGCAGCTTCAAGCATTGCCTTTTGAATTGCTAACATTTGTTTATCGTCTTTATTTAATAAGAATGTAGCACTAAATTTTTCTTCTTGACCCGGAGCAAAAGCAGAGGCTTTAAAAAGATGAGGATATGAAAGTCTAGCGTTATTTATTAAAATTTCCATTAGCGTAATCTCGTTAAGTTATAATAAACAAAATTGTTTATTATTTACCATTGTAAATGTTTTAGAACATTTGTACAACAATTTTTTCTCTTTTGTCATTTTCTAAAGCAACAACATTTTTTCCTTCTTCTTGTAAAGTTAATTCTTTAGGAAGTATAGATTTGCCTAAAATTTTATCAGCATCAGCAGGACTAATAATTGTGTGTTTATACATTTTTTCACCTATATTAATAGTTAACCAATCTTTTGCCAAGTCTTCATCTTTCCATTTTCTATTACCCCGCCTTCCTTTTACTAATTTATAACCTTCGACGTTATTTCCTGTAGACAATTCATTAAAAACTTGAATATCTATACTATCTGCCCATTTTCTAGCAATATCAGTCCATGGTGCTAGCTCAGATAACGTTATAGATTTGTCTTGAATAACATCAAACATTTTATTAGCCAAAGATGGACATAATGCTTTAGCTTCACACCATTGACAAGTTTTAGGATTAGGTGCATATTCTATAGGAATAGCCTTGGCTATCATGGCATGAATTTTAGAACTGATACTTATAACTTCTTTATGAAATTTAGAAAGTTCTTCTATAGAATATTCAATTCTATCAACAATACCAAGTCTAGGTTGAACAATGATTAATTCAACTATTTGATAATCATGAATTAAACCAAATTCATGCCATGCTGATAACCCGTAAAGCATCAATTGAGTATTATCTTTAACCTCAACTCTACTTAATCCCATTTTTAAATCTACAACAATCAATCTATCTTTTGCAAATAAAATAGCATCAGCAGTACCTTCTGCGTTGCTTTCATTTGTAATAAACTCTAACGGAAGTTTCTGTTCTACAACAAAAGGAATATCCATACTTCGTATAACATCGACATAAAATTGTATGTGTGTTAAAAAATCATAATCCTCTTCATCAAAATTTATTAATTTTTCTTTAATAGTTAATGGAAACCATTTAATTTTTCCAGTGTCTATATCAGAAATATTTAAATCATTTTTTAAAAAGTGTTCTGCAATTTCGTGACCTCTAGTGCCATACTCCGCCGCTGGAGATGAAGGTTGTTTAGGAATATCTTTACTTAAAATAACAGATCCTAAACAATTAAGCCATCTACTAGATCCTGATGCCGATAACATTGCATGCTTCATTTTGTAAACTCCTTATAAACTGACGTGTAATATATCGAATTTATATCTTTAATCTTATCAACACCAGCAATAGACTTTAAAATTTCAATAGCTTTATCTTTACCATTTAAAGAAGCATATTTCATAATGATCACTTTAAGTGTATCAAAATCAATTTGAGTTGTATCATCATTGGTCTTAACTTCAGGAACCATAACTTCAGGAACTGTAGTATTAACAGTTGTAATCTCCGAAGCAGCATGTGCAAATTCAGCAATACCTTCAGATATTTTTAAAAGTGCGTTTATCATTTCAATATTCATAGCGTATACTCGTTTTGTTATAAGAAATCATAGTATACTTATATTTAAAAAAAATGTACACAAAATAATTATATCTGTGTTAATATGTATCTTTACTATATAATCTGGGAATAAAAATGTTTAGATATAATTTGAGTTTAACACAAGATATTGCAAACCAACTTAGAAAAATATGCGAAAATGAAGGTAGAAATTTTTCTGATGTAATTAGAGAGGCAATTGCTTTTTTCCTTAAAAATAGAGATTTAAAATGAAATTAGCAAAAAGATGGTTACTTTGGAAAGAAGAATGGATGCCTGGTAAAACTAAACCTAGTAAGGTTCCTTATTATGTTAATGGTACTAGAAGATCTGATTTATATAATGATAATGACAAATTAGTATCATATGAAGAAGCTTATAAAGCTTTAGATTTAGAATATACAGGACTTGGTTTTGCATTAGGTGATGATGGAACAGGTAAGTTTTGGCAAGGCATAGATCTTGATGATAAATTGAATCCTAAAATTATGGAAGAATTAAAAAATACTCTTCCTAGTTATGTAGAAGTTAGTCCTTCAGGAAAAGGTTATCATTCTATAGGATATGGTGAAAAGTTTGAATCATGGTCAAATGATGGTATAGAGGTTTATTCTCACGGTAGATATTTTACTTTTACAGGCCATATTGTTAGAGATGATGACATTGTAGATATTAAACCTTTTGTAGAAAAGATTTTAGGAAAATTTAAAAAGAAAAAATCTGAATCAACTCAAGAAATTTATGAAATAACAGCAGATGAACAACTTAAACTTAGAGATGCTTTAAATTATATTGGTTGTGACGATAGAAAAATTTGGCAAGAAGCATCATTTCATTTATACGGATATGGAGATATTGGTTTAGGTTTATGGCTTTCATGGGGTCAATTATCAGAAAAATATGATCCTGTTGATGCTATGAGAGTTTGGAGAAGTGCTGAAGGTGCAACACCAAATATTGATGCTATATTCAATATAGCAAAAGAAGCAGGATGGATTGATTATCGTCCTATGAATCTTGATGATTTTGCTATTATATCAGGAGGAATTGAAGAACTCCAACCTACTGAATTTGTAATTGATAATTTCATAGAAGTAGGTGCTATCACATTATCTGGTTGGGCAGGATTTGGTAAAACAACCCAATTAGTACCTTTAGCTGCAAAAGTTGCATGGTTATGTGCTGAAAACGATTGGTTAAAACCCGTATTAAGAAGAAAAGTTATTTATATAGCAGAAGATGTTAAACAAGTTAATCAATCTTTATTTTCAATAAAAACTCATGGAGATTATGAAATATCATCTCATGAATTTTCTGAATGGTTTCATGTAATTCCTGCAGCAAGAATGTCTAAAGCAAACATAGGTGAATTTGTAAAAAATTTAAGAGGTAAATATCAATATGTACAAAGTGTTATAGGAGACTTTGGTGAAACTACAGAATATTTAGTAGAACCTTTAATTATTTTAGATACCACTAATGCTTGTATGGAAGTAAATGACATTAACCATAATGGTGAAGCTAGTGGTATGATAGCTGCTGTTCGTCAAGCAAGTGGACATAGAACTCCTGTTTGGTTTATTCGTCATATTGCTAAAGGTAATAAAGATGTATCAAATCCAACGTCATTAACATCCATTGGTGCTGCCGCATGGGAAACCGATGTGCAAGGTACTATGTCATTGACTATTGGAGAAAATGCAGAAAGATATATCACTTTAGGAAAATGTAGACATACTCCTAAATTTATAGAACTTGTATCAACAGGAACATTATATCACCACATTATTTCTACTCCTTGGGGTATATCACAAGAAGTCGCTATATGGTATTGTAAGTTTGAAATATCTGATAGATCATTTAAATCCAAAAGGAAACTTACTGATCTTCAGGAAAAAACATTAGAAGTTATAATATCTGGAAAAACATATGAGGAAAATGTCGACATTATCCATAATTTAAAAATTTACTCTACTCGTGTTAATATTACAAAAGCATTAAACAAACTTATAAAAGAAAAAGTTTTAGAAGAAAAAGATGGAATTTTATTATCTGTTTTTACCTAACCTAACCTAAGGTTAGGGGTTAGGTTAGAGGTTAGGTAAAATATTACATTTTACCTAACCTAACCTAAGGTTAGGGGTTAGGTTAGAGGTTAGTACAAGTGTGCATGCTAGGAATACCAAGACTTGTTTAACCTAACCTTAGGTTAGGTATTAGGTTAACCTAGTTGAAAAGTTAAAAACTAACTAACTAACCTAACCCACACACTCTAAGTGTGGGTTAGGTTAGTTAGGTATAACTCGCGGAATTTAAATAAAAATGATTTACCAATATTTATTTACAAAACTTTTATAATGTGATACAAACATTATATAAATTTTAGATAAGGAGTTGTCTAAAGAAGACAAAATTAGATATGGCAACATTAGGAAAAGCAGGTGGAGAAAAAACAGGTGGTCGTCAAAAAGGTGTGCAAAATGTTGCAACTGTGCAAGCAAGACAAGCTATTGCAGACTTTGTTGATGGCAATGCGCATAGATTAACCGGATGGCTTGATCAAGTGGCTGAAACAAATCCAGAACGTGCCTTTCAGTTATTCCAAAGTGTTATTGAATATCATGTTCCAAAGTTAGCAAGAACTGATAACACTGTAACTGGTGCAGATGGTGGAGCAATAGTCCACAGAATAGAGGTTTCGTTTGGCGACGATTAAGGCTAAATTTCCTCCTAACTTAAAAGACCTTTTCAAGCCTAAAAGATATAAAGTCATTTATGGCGGAAGAGGATCAGGAAAGTCTTGGAGTTGTGCAAGAGCTTTAATTATTAAAGCAGTTAATGAGCCGATAAGAGTGTTATGCGCTCGTGAAACGCAAAAGTCTATTCAAGAATCAGTACATAAGTTACTGAAAGATCAGATTGATATGCTTGGTTTACAGCACATGTTTACTGTACTTGAAACAAAGATAATTGGCATCAATGGCTCTGAGTTTAGTTTTGCAGGTATTCGTCAACAAGGTATTACAAACTTAAAGTCATTTGAAGGTGTTGATATATGCTGGGTTGAGGAAGCACAGGTTTGTACTAAGAAGTCATGGGACGTTTTAATACCAACAATTAGAAAGCCTGGCAGTGAGATATGGATAACTTTCAATCCAGAACTTGATACTGATGAAACGTACAAAAGATTTGTATTGACAGATAATGAAGAAGCTGTTGTTATAAAATGCAACTATTCAGATAATCCTTGGTTTCCTGACGAACTTGAGAAGGAAAGATTAAACTGGTTAAAACGTGATCCTGAAGGATACAAGACAGTTTGGGACGGAGAATGTAGACCTGCCGTTGAAGGTGCTATCTATGTTAATGAGATAACTAAACTTCATCTGGAACGTAGACTTGGTAATGCTCCATACGATCCACTGTTAAAGGTTCATACAGTTTGGGATTTAGGTTGGAACGATTCAATGTCTATATTGATGGCGCAACGATCAGGCTCTGGTGAAGTTAGGATTATCGACTATATTGAAGATTCACATCGTACTTTAGATAGTTATATTGATGAATTAAGATCAAAGGGTTACAATTACGGCACAGATTATATTCCTCATGATGGCAGAAGCAGAGATTTTAAGTCTGGAAAGTCTACTGAAGAAATATTAATGGCGTTAGGTCGTACTGTTAATGTACTAGGTCGTGAAGATATAGAAGAAGGAATTAAGATGGCAAGGATGATGTTTGGTAGAGTTTGGATTGACAATAAAGCATCTGAACTACTTAACCAGATCAAACGCTATAGACGTACACAAAATCAAAGTACAGGCACATTCGGTGCGCCTTTACATGATGATAGCTCTCATGGTGCAGATTGCTTTAGGTATCTTGCTATGGCAGAACAGAATATGACCAATGACTCTTGGGGTTCAGGAGCATTAGATTATTCATATATACAAAGCGGTATAATTTAACAACAGAGGATTAAAAATGGCTAAGTCTAAATCAAAAAAAGCTCCATCTCCGATGATGCCTGGTAAGAAAAAAGGCTGCTAATAATGGCTAAAATGACTGATTCAGAGATATTGGCAATTATCCAGAATGAAATGGCTAATGCTGATATAAGCACAACTTCATCTCCTTCATTGCAAGAACCGCTAAGATATTATCTTGGGCTTCCGTTAGGCAATGAGCAGGAAGGACGTTCTTCATTGGTATCAACGGATGTTGCTGATGCTATTGAATGGATAATGCCTCAGATCATGAAGTCATTTACTCAGAATAATGAGGTGGTGGTTTTTGATGCTGTTAATGAGGCTGATGAATTACAAGCGCAGATTGAATCAGAGTATGTATATGATGTATTGATGAAGCAAAATGATGGGTTTACTTTAATCCATCAATTTGTGAAAGATGCTCTTATGCAACGTAATGGAATGTTGAAAGTTTATTATGAAGATGATGAAAAGATAACCACATACAATTATTCAGGCTTAACAGAAGATCAGTTAGCTGTTGCCTTGATGGATGAAGATACTGAGATACTAGAATTAACTGAAGATGAAAGTCAATCAGAAAATCCATTAGAACAAGAACCTGTTACTTATAGTGCTAAAATTAAGGTAACAGAGAAGTGTGGGAAGATTTGTATTGATCCTGTAGCACCAGAAGAGTTTAGGGTTAATACACAGCACAACAGCATTAGCTTAGTTAATGCTAGATTTACATGCCATATAGTTAATAAAACTATATCTGATTTAAGGGAAGAAGGATACAAGGACGAAGATATTGAAAACTTAGTAAGTTCTGATCTACTTAGGTCTGCTTACAGGTTTAATTACCAGAACGAACCAACACAAGTTCCATCTGTATTAAGTTCAGATGATGCTAACAGATTAGTAGAGGTTACTGAGTGCTACTTGAAACTTGATGTTAATGGTGATGGTATAGCTGAGTTAATGAAGATTACAGTAGCTGGTGTTGAAACTCCAACTGTTATCTTAAACAAAGAAGAAATAGACAGCGTTCCTTGGATATCAACTACCGCTATCTTAATGTCGCATAAGTTTCAAGGTCTATCTATATTTGACCGTCTGAAATCTATCCAAGATAACAAGACTGCAATTATCCGTAACATCATGGATAACATGTATTTGCAAAACAATCAGCGTAATGTCGTACTTGAAGGTCAGGTTAATCTTGATGACCTTTTGGTATCAAGACCTGGTGGTTTAATCCGTGTAAAACGAACAGATGCAATTATGCCATTGCAAACACCTGCTATAGGTGACGCTGCTTTCACAATGATGCAATATCTTGATGAAGTTAAGGCAGGTCGTACAGGTGTATCTGGTGATGGTACTGCTTCACCTGAAAACATTGGTAATGCAGTTGGCTCACAAGGCGTTGAGCGTATGATGAACGCCAAAGAAGAATTGGTGGGCTTAATCATTCGTGTTATCTGTGAAACTGGCATCAAACCTTTATGCAACAAAATTCGTGATCTTGTAACAATGCACGTTGATACAGTACAAGACTTTAAGTTTCGTGGGCAATGGGTAAAGGTTAATCCAGCTGAGTGGGAAGAACGTACAAAAAGTTCTGTGCGTGTTGGAACTGGAACTGGTGACACTAGAGCTAAACTTGCAGCCATACAACAGGTTCAGATGTTGCAAGAAAAGGTCATGGCAATACCAGGGCAGGTACTAACTAATCCTACCAAAATATACGCAACTATAGATGACTTATGTAAGTTCTCAGGATTAGATTCAGCTAACAAGTATTTTGTTGATCCATCAAGTCAAGAAGGTCAACAAGCAGCACAACAAGCACAACAAACACAACAGCAACAACAGCAGGAAGCACAACAAGCACAACTTGAACAGATGCGTATGCAAGCTGAATTGGCTAAGTCAGCAACGACTACAGCAGAAGCTCAAATGCAGAATGTGGCTATCAAAGGGCAGGTTGAGTTAGGTAAGCATCAACGTGAAATGGAAAAGCAATCATTTCAGATTCAACTGGAACAGTTAAAGGCTGAATTAGACAAAGCTAAGGCTGTACAGATAGCTGAAAAAGATTTAGAGGATATAAAGTTCAAGTATGACCAGTTGTATGCTCAAACAGCACTTAAATTAACAGAGTTGGAAGCATCATCAAATACATCTCAAGATGTTAATTATGAGCAGAACAGGAACAATATGTATGACGGTTGAAGATGAAATAGAGTTAGGGAATAAGGCAAGTAGAGCTTACTCAACTTATTTAGCTGATTATATTATTAATAAAAATGCAGACTTATATAGGCAGTTTTTGTTTACAGATGATATAGAAAGTTTAAAATTGATAAAGGCTCAACAAAAGGCATTACAAATTATTGAGAATGATATAACTTCAGATATAGAAACTGGGCGACTAGCTCAACTACAAAAAGGAAATTAAAAATGTCAGACCAAGATACTACTTCAACGGCAGAGCTATCAAGCGAAGCTGGAAGCGTAAATATGGTGGATCAAATTGCTAACCTGTTATCAGGTGAACCAGAAAAAGAATCTGTTAAGAAACCAGTAATTGAAGAATCAGAGGAGGATGATACCCAACCAGACGATTCTACCCAAGAGATGGAAGATGCAGATAATGAGGAAACAGATGACGTTGAAGAAACTGATTCTGACGAAGATGTCACTTGGGCAAATACACTTGGCATTGACGAAAAAAATGTAGTCCTTGACGAAGAAGGTAACTTAGCTGGAATCAATGTAAAAGTTGATGGAAAGGTAAGTACAGTTGGAGTTAAAGACTTAATTGCTGGATACCAAAGCAATAAGAGCAATACTAATAAGTCAAAACAACTTGCTGATGATAGGCGAGATTTTGACAATATTAAGAACGCTGTTGCTAATGAATATGTAAGCAAGATAGAAACAGTTAATAAACTGACACAGCATCTTAAAGATACCTTAATGGGGAGTTATAAGGATGTTGATTGGAATAGACTTAGAGTTGATAATCCTGGTGAATACGCTGCAATGGTTCAAGATTTCAATTTACGCAACAGTGAAATAGAACAAATTTCAAGTGCAGTAAATAATGAAATGCAGGGCATTGGTCAACAAATTACCGCAGAGCAACAGGCTATTCAACAAGAGTATATTAAGAGTCAGGCTGATAAGGTCTTAGAGAAAAATCCTTCATGGGCAAAACCTGAAGTATTCAAAAAGGCTTTAGTAGAGATGACTGATTTTGTAGCAGATGCTTATGGTTTTACACAAGAAGAGTTTGGTGGCATACAAGATGCTAGACTATTAGAAGTGGTAAAAGATGCCATGAAATATAGATCAAGTATAAAAAATGTTAAGACTAAACTTGATGTGAACTTACCAAAGTATCAAAAGAGTACAGGCAAGACAACCAAAGCAGTTACTAAACTTGATAAACTAACAAAGATTGCAAAATCTTCCAATGGGTATCAAAAACGTAATGCTGAAACAGATGCCGTAGCAGAGTTGCTCGGTGGATTATATAATTAATTTTTTAAAAGGGTATCGAAATGAGTACAGCTAACTTAGATGCAGCAACACTTAAAGGTGTTGTTCGTGGCGGTTTAATCCGTGAAGATGTAATGAACCAAATTTGGGATATTTCTAAAATCCCATTACCATTTACTGATGCGATTGGCACTGAAACTTCAGGCAATCCATACAAAGAGTGGACAACTGATGCACTTGCTGCACCAA